ATGACGTCTTGCTCTAGCTCACGGATCAGCGCGGCGCCCGGCCCGCGGCCGTCGAGCGTAAAAGTAAACGTCGCGGCCGTGTTAAGCACTCGCTCTAGCCGACGCGAGCGCGCCTCGGTTAGCTCGGTTATCAATGTCTCGTCAGACGGTAGAGCCGTAAACGCTCGCTTGTGCAGAGTGACGCGCCACCGCCCGCGCCCGAGCGGTATTGCCGTCACGATAAGTAACCGTCTTGCCATGTAATCTGACATTGCGAGCGGTAGTCCGTATTTGTGCCGCCGTAGTTGACGGCTACGACGGTCGGCAGGTTCGGCCATACCGGCCAGGTAAGCGACGACCATGCCAGCGACGAGAGAACCGATTGCGTCGGGTCGTCGTCCATGTTGGCGCTATGGGCGCCGACGTCCACGCCAACAAAATGCCCGACGTCTACGCGGAAGCCGTCTACAAAGCGAAAGATACCGGCCCATGACGCGCCGCCTGCCACAGAATCAAACGAGACATACGGAGCCGTTATCGGTCCGTAGAGACGGAGGTAGGGCGTAATCGGCACCTCTCCGTTGCCGCTCACTTGTGCCGGAGTCGGACCGGCCGCGCCGCCGAGCGGATACGAGCGGTCAAAGCGCAAGTCGTAGATACGCCCGCCGCCGACAGAGGCTCCGGCCCATGCCGTCGCGCTCTGCGTCTCGGTCGCACGCGCCACCGGATCGGGCGCTACCCATTGGAGCGAAATATCGCGCTGGCTCGGTCCGACTATCGGCCACGCGTAGGCCGACGCTCGTAGCGTTAACAAGCGCTCGACTGCGCCCGGCCGGTCTAGGACGTAGTGCAAGGTCGGCCGCTGGCTCGGCACCATGTATTTAGCGAAGCTCGCCGCGACGGTATCTATGGACGCGCCACCGGCTGCCAGCGCGGTAATGCTCGCTTGTATGACACGCGGACCCATAAGGCTCGTGCGGTCTACGGCGCCGTCCGCGTCGGCGCGATTCTGCGTCACCTCCCGCGGCACTCCGTAGCCGAGGTCAAGACTCGTACAGTGATACCCGACGCCCTCTAGGCCGATGGTCGAGCCGTCGTCAAGAGTGAGCCACGCTTGCCTAACGCACGTCATACGCGCGCCGTCTTTGCTACCCATGCGGCCCGCTTCATAAATGCTTCTACGTCTACCTCGGAGGTAAACACGGCCGTCTCAATATGGACGGCCGGAGCGCTACGGCCCGGTCCGGCAATCGTGCTACCGGCAGACGTCGAGCCGCTCGACACAGAGAGGCCCGGTACGGTCGCGCCGCCTATGGCGCCGGTAATGCTGCGTAGCGTGCTCTCTACGCCCGGCCAGCCGCGCAGTAGTCCGGTATTGAGGCCCGCCATGATTGCCTGACCGTGCGGCACGAGGAGCGTTACGTCTTTGGGTAGCGGACCTTTGAGGCTCGCAATCTTGCCCGCGATACCGCCGACAAAGTTTTTGACGTCTTCAAACTTGCTCGTAATGCCCGAGAGGAGGCCGCCGATTACGGCCGTGCCCGCGCCCGTAAGCGTCGAGCCGAGGTCGCCTATGGCGCCGCTTATCTTGCCGCCGATGCCACCGACCCACCCGGTAACCGAGCCTATGGCGCCCGTTATGCCGTTGTAGAGGCCCGAGATAACCGCGCCGCCCGTACCGAGGAGCCAGCTACCCGCGGCACCTATGGCGCCGATCACGCGCCCGCCCATGCCGCCGAGCCAGCCGCTAACCGCGTTCCACGCGCCCGTTAGGCCGCTCCACAGTCCGTTAACGATTGCGCTACCGGCGCCGACGAGCCAGCTACCCGCGTCTTTGAAAATGTCTTTGACGCCCTGTACCCACGAGTGCCAGGCCGCATCTAAGAGCGTCCATATTGCTTTGACGCCATTCCACAGTCCGTTAACAATGTCTTTGCCCGCTTGCTCTAGCCAAGTGAGCGCGTCTTTGAAAACGGCTTGTAGCTCACCGGGCAGGTCGGTAAAGACTTTCACTACGTCTTTAATGATCGCGAGTATCTGTTTGTGGAACAGTAGGAACGCGGCCACGACGATGCCGATAGGCCCGAGGATCACAAGCAAGCCCGCGGCAAGTAGTTTCCAGTGATCCGCTACCCACGTAATCGCATCTTTGGCGACTTTGAGTATGTCTTTGAACGCGGTTGTAAAAAACTTGCCGACGTCGGCCACAATGTCGCGCACGAGCTTGGAGTGCTTGTAGAGCAAGATAAACGCGGCCACGAGTGCGGCTATGCCGAGCACGATAAGCACGATGGGGAACGCGTCCATAGCGATATTGAGGAGCCATTGCGCCGCCGCTTGTAGCTTGGTCGCGTCCGTGGCTGCCTTACCCGCCTTAGTCGCGACGTCCTGTGCCTTACCGGCCGCGTGCACGAGACTGTTAAAGCCCTCCACCGCGCCGCCCGCCGTTGTCAGTACGGCGCCCGTAGCGGTTATGGCCGGACCAAACTTTTCGCCAATCTTGGCGGCCGTGTCTTCTATGCGGACCTGTAGCGCTTTGACCTTGCCGCCGTAAGTGTCCGACGCCGCGGCCGCCTGACCTTTGAGCTTGGCGCCTAGCTCGTCCATTGCCTTGCTATTGCCTTGCGCCGCTTGCTTTACGCCGTCCTGTGCTTTCGCGAGGTTGACGTGCCCGGTATAGGCAACGATGGTCGCGGCCGTAACCTTGTCGTGCGCGTCGCGTAGCTTTAGCTGCTCGGCCGTCGTGAGCTTTGTCTTACCGGCAAGACTTGCCTCTACGTCTCCTAGCTTTTGCTTTGACGCCGCGAGTGACGCGTCCGCTTTCTCGGCCGTCGTCGTCGCCTTAGTGAGCGCGGTGTGTACGTTTGTCGTCTTCTGTACCTCTATGCCGTACTCTTTCAAAATGCGCGTGTTGCCGTTGTAAGCCTTGCCAATCTTGCTCGCCGCTGCCTCTAGCGAAATATGCTTGCTCGCCGCGAGGTCCGAGGTGACGCTTAGAAGCGACAGAGCCTTAGTCGGACTGTTTGTAGCTTCTGTGAGCTTCGCAAGCGCGTTGTTTGTGTCTACCGTCGTATGTCCGAAACGCTCTTGACTCTTACCGGCCGCCTCTACTTTTCCGGCAACCTTTTCGTAAGAGGTGCCGGTATTCTCCACCGCGTTTTGTAGCTGCTGCTGGCTCGCTTGCTCTTTAGAGCCAACCTCGGTTAGATAGCCGCCCGCCACGCCTACGGCCGCGCCGACGCCCATCATTGTGCGCCCGAGTGTCTTTACGTGCCCGCTCGCTTTTTCAAACGACTGCCCGGCTTGGTCTATCTGATCGCCTAGCGGCCCGAGCACGCCGGTTTGGTTTATCTGCCCGAAAACTGTCTTGTACGTGTCGCCTATCTTCTGGCCCGACGTGTTGGCTTTGCCGCTCGCGCCCTCAAAGCTCTGCGCCAGATTCTTAATGTCTCCGAGAATCTTTACGACTACAGACGGCTCTCTAGGCACGCGCGCGCGCCGCCTCTCGTGCTAGGCGCCGAGCCTCGGCTAGCTCCTCGTCCATGAGTCGCAACATGGCGGCAAAGTCGTCGTCGCTCAATGAGTCGAGCGCGTCGGGTGTCATGTTCCAGAAGCGACAGAACCGGGCGCGAGAGTCGGCAACTTGCCGTTTGTAGGGTCCGACGTCACGACGTCTACCTCCGTGTCGTACGCGTGAAGCCAGAGCGCCGTCGTGTCGTAGTCGGGAAAGTCGCGCAAGAGCGCGCGAAAGGCCACGATGCGAAACGGCTGCGATTGTGCAAGCTCGGCAAAGCCGCCCGGCTCTTGCTTTGTTATGAGGTCGAGCACGCGTTGTGACGGCAACCGCTGCGAGAATGAGTCGCTAACGGTCACGAGCGACGGAAGCTCTACAGGTCCGCTTGTGTCAGTCATGTACGCCCTCCGGATTATCTGTCGTGTTAGTCCACCCGAAAGCGTCGAGCGCGCTTTGTATGCCGTCCGCGTCGTAGTTGGCCGCTTGCACGTCCACGCCCGACGCGGCCGGGAACATGTAGCGCCCGCCCGCGAGGTAGTCACGGCCGGGCGGCCAGCCGCCCATATCGACCGGCCCGGCATAGTCAGACTCGTAACCGGCTTGCCAGCCGGTCGGATCGTCGTCGGTTACCCAATCGCCTACCGATCCGGCAAGGTCGCCGGACACGTTCGGCACAGAGCCACGAGCGGCCACCGCGACCGGAGCCACCGCTTTACGGTGCGCCTCGCGCATGGCGCGCTCTAGGTCGCCACCTTTACCGGCAAAGCGCCCGAGGTCGCGCCCGAGCGCGTCCATGCCGACAACCTCCGAGCCGGTCGCCACGTCACGCCCGCCTACCGGGACCGATGCCGAGCCACGTCAAGAGCGACACGCCCGCGAGCACGCCTACCTCTACGAGTAGGACAACGGTTTGCGTAGTCGTCACGGAGCCTTACCCGCTGCCCATGCCGCGCCGTCGTAGTGATTAGCGAGGAGGTCGGCCGTTATGACGTATTGGCCGGTTGTCCACGCGGTAGCCGGAGTCGCGGTAAGCCCGGCCAGCGCGGCGCTATCGGCCGGAGTCGTCGCGCCGCTTGGCGTGTAGTAACCGGGCGCGCCCGCCGTCGCTCCGGTCGCGGTCACCGCGCCAGAGTCCACGGCCGGAAACTCGGTTAGGTTCCAGTCAATCGCTACCTCGGACGCCGCGCCCGCGTCACCGATCAGAAGCTCAAACGGCTGCGGAATGGCAAAGCCGCTAATGCTCGGATTGTCCGCGCTCACCGGCTTAGACGAGTACCCGCGTGCTTTGAACGCGGCCGGAGTACCCGATGCTTGGTACGCCTCGTAGGCCGCGTTAAGCGTGTCGTACACCGCGCCCGCCGCGAAGCTCTGGTGAAAGTTAACGCGGAGGTGCCACTTAGTCGTACCGGGATAATCCGTCTCCGAGCAGAAGCTGACAATCGTTACCGGCTTGTTTTCGGGTACAACCTCTAGGTGCCGTACAAGGCACCGCAGGTTTACGCCGGTTAGCTCAAAGTAGGCGTCGGTCAAAATGAGCGGCTGCGCGTGTACCTCGGGCGGGTCGCCACTCGCGCGCGGCTCGAGTACGGCCGTGCCGCCGTTGCCGCCGTTGCCTCGTGTAGTTGCCATGCGTTACTCCTCTCGCTACATGCTTATTTCTAGGATCAAGTCGGCCGCTAGGAGCAAGTCGGCGCCCGAGACGCGGACCTGCCGATAGTTGCGCTCGTAGGTCGCGCTTAGACCTTGCACGACGCCGCCGAGTGTCGGGTCTACCTCTATCGCTTTGCGAGCTTGCGCTACGAGGTCGGCTACGTCGTCGTCGTGCTCTAGCGCGCCGAGACAGATAACCGGCATCGTTACGCGGTCCACCGAGAAGCTCTGCACCGCGTACATAACCTCAGTCGGACGGCCGACGACGACGGCCGGAGGATTGAGGCCCGACATAGGCGGATAGCTGAAAAGCGCGCACGTCAGGCCGCCGTCTGCGAGCGCTTGCACGAGCGCGGCGGCCAATGGTGCGCGGGTCCATGTCACTAGCCGAAAACCATGTACGCGACGAGTGAATAGAGCCGCTCTACGTCAGGGTCGGCGCGGCCCACTCGGACGAGGCCCGCGTCTCCCCATCCGATAGTGCCGTCTAGTGAATCGCGGCGCCGGTAGATACGCGACGAGTCGAGCAAGCACGCCTCGTGTACGCACTCGGGCACCATGTCCGAGTCAAGCGGCCACCGCCCCGCCGTCTTACCCATGCCGTAGTCAATGGCGGCCAGCCGAGCGCTATCTATCAGCGCGTCGTCGTTTGTATCGACCTTGCCGAGTATCGAGCGCACCTCTTTTAGCGTCGGCCACGCCGCCATGACTACAACCTCCCGGTTACTTGCCGCTCGTCGTCTTACGCTCCGACGTCGAGCCGCCGTTGCCGTTGCCACTCGGAGCCGCAGTCGGCAGAGTGCCCGCGACAGTGATAGGCACAAACGCGCCGCCAAAGAGCGAACCTTGCGCGAGGTAGCCGCCATACGCCACCTCTACGCCGAGGATGCTCGGCTCTATGACCGAGAGAAGCCCGATTACCTCCTCGTAAGCCTCAAAGAGACTCGACGGTCCGACGATGCACGTACCGTCTGAGAACATCGGCACGACGATACGAGGCAGGCCGATTACGTCGCCGCGAAAGTCGGCCAGCGACGAGCTACCGGCCGCCTCGTCTAAGTCACCGCTTGGCGGCAGAGCCAGCCGTGCGACGTCCACGAGTGACCCGAGAGAGGCCCATACGTCGAGTGAGCACCATACGCGGTCCGGCATACGAAAGCCCGCGTTATACGAGCGCATGGCGGCCGTGTAGAGCGCGGTAGACCACTCGGCCAATGTCGGATTCTGTCCGGCCGTGCCCATCGTGACGGCTGCGCCGGTCGCCGCCGTCGTGAACGCGTCCGCGACGGCCGCCTCCGTCTCGCGTGCGTAGACGTTCGCGAGGTCGGTTACGAGAATGTCCCACGCGCCCGG